AGGCCCCTGCTGTTATACAAGATTCAAATTATTCTTCAGCAACCCGCATAGGTGCTTCTACTACAATAGAACCCATACCTTCAGGATGGTGGATAAACTCAAGATATATTGGTAAACAGCTTCAATCTCAAAAAACTAATGTGTATACTATAGGAGATATATCTTATGGTCCTACACCAAATGTAAGTAATCCAAAAACATATTTTGTTCAATTTAATTGGTTAGCGGGGACAGCTCCTGAATGGGGGAATAACTCTGTAGGAAAAGTATATACTAGTATTAGATATATAATAGATGAAAATGGAAATAGAACTAGACCTATTAATGATGCTGAAGGAATTAATTTAGGAACTATACAACAAGCTTTTGGTAATAATAATGCTACAATAGTATTATCAAACCCCAATGCTTTTGGAGCAGATATGAGTACTTTAAATACTACTGTATCTGTATTTAAAGCCGGAAAGAAAATTAGACCTATAATATACACTCAAACAGCAAGTTGGGATAATAGTGCTGATCCTAGAGTTGTTTTAACATATGGTTACACAGGGTCTATAATTTTTACACAAGGAGGAACACCTAATGAGTCCATAGGAGCATCAGTAAATGATTATAGAATAGTAACTTTTGTTCCTTCATTAAATACTTATACTCCTACATTTTTACCTAATAGAGTATTTGAAATTAACGGATCTGCTGTTACTGAATCATTTCCTAGAGAAATAAATTTTAATTCTCCTATACAATTAGGAATATCTGCTAGTTTTGCTACTTCTTCTGGTCTGGTTAATCCATCTACTGGTTCAATATATAAGCCTACTGGCTCATTGGGGCAATTATCAGGATCAGGCTATATATTATATTTAGAATCATTTTTACAGGTTAATTCTAATCTTAATAATGCCTCAGTAGGGGGGATTATAATAGATTTTGCTTTGCAAAAATCAATTGATGGGGGGTCTAATTGGTCTAATTTAGCTACTCATGAGCCCTACTTCCCCGGAAACCAGCCTTCTTTTTCTACAAATTTTTATTTAAGATATACTGATACATCGGCAACAACTTCTTCTCTTTATAGAGTAGCAGCTCTGAGTAGAGGGGGAGGATTAAATTTTGGGAGGGGAGTAATTCAAGTAGCGGATAGTAGTTATTTTAAAGTAACTCAATACCCTTCTCCGAGTACAGGGAATGTAACCAGTTTTTGGATGACAGGTTCTAATTCCAATTTACTATTTGCTAAAAAAGGAACAGGAGGAGGAAATATTGGTTTAAATGATGTTTATGGACAAAAACAACAAGACATTGATGATAGTGGATTTGACCCTATATTACTTGATTTTGAGCCTCAACCATACGATGAAATTAGATTTATGGGGACTGAAGATCAAACATATACAATATTACAAGTATCTCAGTCTTTGACTTCATCTGCGGGAGTACCTAATCCTTATCAATCTTTGACACTTAAATTAGATAAAAATATACCTTCTAATATTAATACTGATTTCTTTCTCTTAAGAAGATATGTAGATGATCCTGGAACTATTATTTTGAATATAAATAAACCAGCAGGGGGTACTAGTGATGGAATATTAAAACCAGAATTTATTACTTCTGAAGTAGAAGCAGCTTCAAGAATAGTTTTAGAAACAAATGCCCCTCAATAATAAAATTAAAACTATGCATATTTATAATAAAACAAATATTTAACAATGGGATATTTAAACAACTCAGTAGTAACTGTAGACGCCATTTTAACAAACAAAGGTCGTCAATTATTAGCACAAGGAAACTTTAATATAACACAATTTGCCTTAGCAGATGATGAAATAGATTATACATTATATAATCCTACTAACCCTTCAGGCTCTGCTTATTATGGTCAAGCAATTGAAAATATGCCTTTACTTGAAGCTTTCCCTCAGGAAACTCAAATGATGAAATATAAATTGGTTACTTTACCTAGAGGAACAGCAAAATTACCAATTCTTGATCTAGGATATACTGCTATTGTAATTAAGCAAGGAGCTTCACTTGCAATTACTCCTCAAACATTAAATTATTTAGGAGGTAATACATTTGAAACTAGTGGATATACAGCTACTATTTCTGATGTAAGATTATTTAGTTTATTTGAAGGTGTAGGTATTAATACTCCACAAGCTCAGGCTCTTAACCAAACTACAACTTTAGGAACATCTGTATCTAAGACAGTTGTTGGAACTACAATAAACATTAGAGCCACTACTATTAATACATTATTTGGCTCTAATCAACAATTAACAGCAACATTAACTGTAGAAGGTAGAGATAGTGGTGCTCGTATAACCATCCCAGTAACAGTAACAAAAGTATCTTAAAATATAAAATATGGCTTTTAATAGACTAGACCCTTCAGATTTTGTAGTAAGCTCAGACGCTATATCTGCTACTTTATGGTCAACCCAAGCATCACAATTAACAACATTTTTTACGTCATCAACACAAGAGGCTGGCTCTTCGGGTGATTATTATTTAAGTGTTTATCAAACAGCTTCAACTTTAGCTAATGCTGAGGTGCAGTTTGATATAGCTTATGGTAATGCTGTTGGTAGTGGTAGTTTAGTATATAATAGTACTGTAGATGGATTATCCCCAACTACTACTATTTTTGGGCAATACCAAGATTTAGTATTAGGAGATGAGAATGCAAACTTTACATTTGGTGCAATATCATCATCTGAATTTTATGCAATATCATTTGAGAGAGCAAGGTATAAAAATGCTCTTCTTTTAGGTTCATTAACACTACAAATTAAAGGCCCAATAGCAGCTTCTGGTTCAATTACATTAACCGATAATAGCGCATATGTTTCCTCAGTAACATTCACAGAAGCAGGTAGAGTATTCCAGTTAATTTCAGGATCAGCAGGAGTAGCAAATATTAGCCGCCAAGATAATGGATATACAACAAATTCAGGATCATACGGATGGTTACTCCCAGATATCGGAACTATATTATTAAACCCTAAAGCATTGTCTGCCCCAACATCAAGTGGTGGTATTGGATTTGTATATAGTGGTTCTGCTTCCGGATCAGGTGTACCTAATGTATCCCCAATGACCTCTTTATATCAGGCAATAAGTGCTTCTGCTAATTTCCAAATCAATTCTCAAGAAACAATAACCTCAGATTATATTTTTGTAAGAGCAAGAAGCTCAGAATTCAATTATTCTGAAAATCCGTCGTTTATTTCGGGATCTACAGGTGAGGTATTATATAATCAATTTATAAATAATCCACAAACATACATTACAACAGTGGGTTTATATAATGATGTTAATGAATTATTAGCAGTAGCTAAACTATCTAGACCATTACCTAAAGATTTTACTTCAGAAGCATTAGTTCGTATTAAGCTAGATTTCTAAAATGAATGGGCGCTTACAAACAATTTTTAACATCTGATATAATCATTACTCCTTTTGAAGTAAATAAGTCGTTTACTTTTCAAGGAGCATCTGAGTTAACAGCATCTATTGTTTCTATAGATAGGTTTTTAGGGCTCAATACAAGTTCTTTATTTAATCCTATAACAGATCCTACAACAGGACAAGTATCTACTCAATATCAGCGTTTAATATATAATTCAATTAAGGAATTATTCTATTCAAACTATTTAAGTTCAAGCTATGGAGACCCAGCTAATGTTGGGTTTATAGTACCCGGAAATGATGAAGCCGGAAATGTTTTAGTAGGACCACCATCTTCAACAGGCAGATATTTCAACTATAAACAAACAGATTTAACATTTGCCAAATATTTTCCTACAGCATCCGACTCTACTATTGGAGTAATATCTATACCTTCTCGTTTATTTGGAAATTACATACAACCCAATTCATTTATATGGAAATCAAGTAGTTTTACTATTACAGATGATGGAGAAGGCAATCTAGTATCAGGATCAACAATATATGGAAATATATTTTATTATCAAGGATTAGCAATTATAACAAGCGGATCATCAGCAGACATACTTAATTTTGTAACTTCATCTGCTGTTACTTGCTCGTTTTCTTCTTCACTTACCATATATGAAACACAATATAAATGCACTATTAGATCAAATGAATTTAATGTTACTTTGAATCCCTCAGCTGAGGTTAGTGGTTCAATGCTTTTATATAGTGGAAGCTATTTTTATCAACCAAAAGGGGGGATTTCCACAGATAATACAACCGGCTCATATTTTTCCCCATATGTATCAACAGTAGGTTTATATGATGAAGATCAAAATCTATTAGCTGTGGGTAAACTCGCTCAACCACTTCCTACCTCAGCAACAACAGATACAACAATATTAATAAATATAGATAGATAATGTGGTTATACAATAATAAAGTTATAGAAACAATAGACGATTTTCCTTCCGGTTTATACGGGTTTATATACATGACAACTCATTTACCGAGCGGAGTATCGTATATTGGGAAGAAGGTGCTATATCACAATATAAAACGCAAATTAACGCAAAAAGAACTTGCCACCCACACCGGCCCCGGCCGTAAACCAACTCATCAAACTATTCAAAAAGAAAGCGATTGGAAAACATATTATGGTTCTGCTAAACCCATTTTAGGAATGTTAAAAG